TATCTTGTACACTTCCGACCAATCCAGCAACCGCACGAACATTGAGGACAACATAAACACCTTTTACAGCATCTACTAATGGCGCAGTACATCATCGTTTTACCCGAAGGCACTTTGACAAGCGAGAAACGCGCCAAATCAATTACGCGCGAACTCTACAACATCACAACGCCGCTCGCAGTCCAAGAGCCGTACCAAAAGGACGGGACGGTGTTCGGCGTTATCGTACACCCTGACGGCGTACAACACGCCTTGCAAGTTAATACGGAGTACGTCATACCTGTACACGAACAGGCGACGCTGGAGAAGCTGGTCAGCCTGTTCCCAGAGCTGACAGCAGACGAGCGGTTTAACCTCGCATCGTATGCGCTTAACACCGACGAGTTTCCGTTTTCCGCAATCATACCCAGCACGACGACCGTGCGCGATCACGACTACATGGTGCAAAGCGGTTGGTTTGAAATTGACGATATTTGAGCATGGAACAGATAACGGCGGCGATGATATTCGAGTTCATCGCATTGCTCGGTGGAGGCATCGCAGCATGGACAAAGATTAATCAAGAGGTGACCGTGCTCAAGTCGCGCATCATCAACCTTGAGAAACGCGAGAACGACATGGCCAAGAAGCTGGACACGCTGCTGGATGCTGTTAATGAGTTGAAGCTGCTGCTGGCCAAGAAAGGCATTTGATGCAGTCAATGATTTTGCCGTAAATTGCAGCCATGAAGCTCAAGCACTGGATTGAATTGCAGAAGAAAGAGGCCGAGAAACCCAAGGCCAAACCTGCACCGCGCAAGAAAGCGTCAGAAAAGAAAGAAGAAAAAGATAACACCGAATAATCATGGCTATTTTCAACGGCACAAATTTGGGTGTGTACATCACGACTGGGTCACCAGCCGCTGACGTGCTCATCGCAGCAGCTACCGACTGCTCACTGTCTCTCAACATGGAGACCATCGACATCACAACCAAAGACAGCGCGGGCTACCGTGAGCTGCTCGGCGGCTTGCGATCAGGTTCTGTAAGCGTCAGCGGTTTGATTGACTACCAAGATGCATCTAACCAAGACGTCACTGATTTGTACGCAGCTTGGGAGAACCGCACATCATTGTCTTTGGTTTTCAGCAGCAACACATCAGGTGATGAGAAGTACAGCTTCAGCGGTTTCTTGACTAGCTTGGAGCAGTCAGGCGGCACTGAGGACACAGCTACCTACAGCGCTACTTTTGAAATCACTGGTACTGTAACTGAGGCCACTATTTAATGATTGAAATCAACGGCAACGAGTACCCAGTGCGATACTCGATGAAGGCGCTCAAGAAGTTTGAACGCAAGGCGAAAGTCAACGTGTTCAGCTTGTCAGATCCTTCGAAGCTCTCAGCCGAGGCCTGCGCTTTCTTATGCTTTGTGGGCGTGGAGTGCGGTTGCAACTTCGAAGGTGTCGAGTTCGACATGGAGCTGCAGGAATTTGAGGAGCACATTACGCTTGCACACGTCACACAATGCTTTGACGTGCTCGGTGAATACAGCGACCAAAAAAAAGCGTAGACGGTAACGATAAGCCAGTAGGATGGCAAGACGTGATTCGGATGGGGATGGGTGTGCTGCACCTGTCCCCTTCTGCATTTTGGGACATGACGTTTGGCGAGTTAAGCCTAGCGCTGGAGGCGAACCGTGAGAACGCAGAGATGGCCGAGCGGTTTGAGTGGGAGCGCACCAGATGGCTAGCCACCATTTACATGCAGCCCCATCTGCGGAAAGGCCGTAAATTGCGACCAAAGGACATGATGCAGTTTCCTTGGGAGCGACCAAAGCAGAATGCAAAGAAACTAACCAAAGAGGAACTGATACAAGCAATTAAAGAGCGCGACGAATGGCAAAGCTGAACGATCTCATAGTAACGATAGGCGCTAAAACAGGCCAGTTTGATAAAGCACTTGGCAGATCAATGTCAAAGCTGCGTGTGCTTGGGCGTAATACCAAGCGCATAGGTCGTGATTTAACCCGATCACTGACCGTGCCATTGGCAGGTGTTGGTCTTGCTGCAGTCAAGAGCGCTGCAGACCTCGAAGCACTGGAGACTTCGTTCATCTCATTGACAGGCGGCGCAGAGCAGGCTGCTGCAATGATGAAGAACCTCAACGAGTTCACAGCAAAGACGCCATTTCAAATTGAAGCAGTGGCTAAGTCAGCGCGTCAGCTCATTGCATCAGGCACAGGCATTGACGAGGTGAACACGCAACTGCAGTTTCTTGGCGACATCGCAGCCACGTCAGGCTCCAGCATTGATGAGATAGCCGCCATCTTTGCCAAGGTCAATGCCAAGGGCAAGGTGGAGTTGGAGAACCTCAACCAACTTGCCGAGCGCGGCATCCCAATCTTTACCGCCTTGGCTGACGCTACAGGCTTGCCAGCCGACAAGCTGGGCGCAGGTCGTGTAAGTGTAGAGGAGTTCAACACGGTCCTCAAGAGTTTTGCCGAGGAGGGCGGTTTTGCTGCTGGCGCTATGGAACGCCTGAGCGAGACGGCTGCAGGTAAATTTAGCACCGCGCTGGACAATTTAAAGCTCGCAGGTGCCGAGCTTGCAGAAGACTTGCTGCCTGTCGTCAAAGACATGATCGACGGATTCACGTCATTCCTGCAGCGCATCCAAGCCATGACGCCAGAAAGCAAGAAGCTGGCGCTACAAATTGCTGCTGTAGCTGCTGCGATTGGACCGCTGCTTGTAATCGTGCCGCAGTTTATCAGCGGCTTGCAGTTAGCACGGACCGCGTTTCTTGCGCTGAACGTGGCAATGATGGCCAACCCATTTGCAATTGTGGCCACTGGTATTGGATTGGTCGTCGGCGGTTTGATTCTGATGAACAGCAAGACCGATGACGCAGTCACGGCTATTGATAAGTTGGCAGAAGCGAACAAGGACCTTTCGCTTGCGGAGCAAAAGCGCAACATCGAATCGGCCATTGATAACCAGCAGAAGCTGGTCGATTTGCTGAAGGCAGAGAAAGACGCCAAGGACAAGATTGCGGAGAAGTTTGGCGGCAAGGCTATCAAGGAGCAGAAAGAAGCGAACGCAGCATACGAAGCAGCCAACGAACAGCTGCAGAAGATGCAAGGCATGCTTGCAGGTGTGGAGCAGAAGTTTGCAGACGAAGCCAGCACAGCCGTAGCAGCGGCCACAGCAACGGAGCAAGCAATGCAAAGGGTGCAGGCCTCGTACATGACAGCCATGGAGCCGCTGACCGTGCAAGTCATTGACGATGGAGTTGAGCCAAAGCTGCAAAAGCTCAAGCAAGGTGTCACCGAATTTGCGCAAGGCCTAAATGAGTTCGAGCAGAGCGTGGCCAACTTTGCTTTCAGTTTGCAGAGCGCTTTTCAAGGCGTGTTTGCTTCAATGATTGAGGGCACTTTTAACTTCCGCGAAACTATGATCAGCACACTGAAGCAGATTGCTGTACAAGCTGCGGCGTTGACTGCTGTGTTCCTTGTGCTTGCAGCCTTGACTGGAGGAGCTACAGGAGTTGCAGAGATAACAGGCGGCAAGGCAGGACTGAAGTATTTCCTCGCTGGCGGTTTTGGTTTACCGATGATGGCGGACGGCGGACTGTTCACAGGTGCATCGCTTGCAATGGTCGGCGAAGGCGCAGGCACCAGCAACATCAACCCCGAGGTGGTTGCACCGCTGGACCGCCTGCAGGAAATGATGGGCGCCACGCAGGTGCAGGTTACTGGCCGCATTTCTGGACGCGACATCTTGCTGACCAGCGAGCGCAATGCAATTGACCGAAACCGAGTAAGAGGATTCTGATGGCTGACCCGATCCGACTGTTTGCAGAGTTTACTGACGACCAAGGCACCGACTGGCGCCTCAATATCCATGACAGCGATTACGTTGGCAGCGCGGTCGAGTTCAACCTAGGCGCTGACGGTTTTGTGCTGCGATACAGCGGCAACAACGAAGACCGATACCAGCCCGTCATCGGTAGCGAGGTATCGTTCACCTTGACAGAGACGTCAACAGCGCATGAGACATTCATGAACCTGCTGGCGCAGAACGTAGAGGTACGCTTTAGCGTCAGCATCCGCAAAGACCCTGACGGCACGGATGATTTCTGGTGGGGCGGCGTGCTGCTGCCTGAGCAGGTAGTGCGACCATACGATGCTACACCGATTCAGAACACGCTGACCGCCTCGGACGACCTTGGCAACTTGCAAAGCATCAAGTACAACAACGCAGGCAGCGCATACACAGGCAACGTGAGCGTAGTTGATCACCTGCTGAACTGCCTGAACAAGACACGCGCCACGCATCTGTGGAGCACGGATGATTTCTTGTACTACATCAATGACTTTGACAGCAGCGACTATACAGGCAGCAACCAGCTGGAGGACTGCCGTATCAAGCACGCCGAGCTGTACAATCCACAAGACGGTGAAAATGAATACTACGACACCTACAAAGTCATTGATGTAGTACAA